TCATAATCAGCTTGTACTAGACTGCCTGGTTTAAGGAAATTGTTTGGTGATGAACCAGCTCCATCATATTGACGATGGAAAAAGTCAAACGAATAACCAGTAATTGTATCAACAAGTTCTAATGTTTCACTTGCTCCAGTAATCTCTTCAACACAGGGTCTGAAATCAAATACATTATATAATGGAAATTCTCCAGAAGGAGCAGCAGTATCAGGGTCAACCTTAGTCGCAGTATATGTTGGGATATCAACATAATCCATTTGATTAGCAACATCAGAATATGAATCAACAGTAATAACATCACCAGCACTGTGTTCAAAATAATCAAATACAATTAATAATCTACCTGTAGGTGCTGGTAGACCAGACCTTCTTTGAATACGAGAAATATCATAATAATTATCTCTTTGTCCAGTGTCTAATTGGTAATTTGATGTTATAACTGAATCACCTTGTGTTGTAGAACTAATAGTTCCAACCGCACCAGATGATTCACCTGTGACTATTTCATTAGCAGAAAATTGTTTTGTTGGTCCAGAAGTATATACAATTTCAATTGGTGTTGTTGTAGTGATAACTCTTGCAGTAGATTTACTAGATGCACCAGTAATCTTTTCACCTCTAGTAAATATACCTGTAACTTCTGAAAGTGTTATTGTTGGAGCAACTGCATCAGTATTAGAAGCACCAGATTCAAATACAGCAGCAACTCTAAATGCATCTGCTCGACCCAAAGAAATTTCTCTATCTGTTGGCCGGGTTCCATATGCAGCTGTAGCGCCAGGAATAACTTTTACCTGTTTCATAAGTTTGGTTGTTTTAGTTTTTTGGACAACAGAAGTTTTAGAAATAGTTGTCATAATTTTTAGTTTAGAACCTGTACCAAACGCAGCATTATTTGTAATTGAAATAGTTCCTGTACCACCACCAGAAAATCCTGTGGCAGCACTAACAATATCACCACTTTTAGCAGAACCTGATCCAGCAGTTAAGACTGAAATTGTGTAATCAGATTCACTATGAGAAAGAAATACTTCATTTGCACCAGCAGTAAGTGTCACCGTACCTGAGGCATTTGTTGTTGCAATAAATTGTTGACGAATTGTAAGCTGTGTATCGCTTTGACCATTATTTGTTGCTGTTAACAAAGTTTTAACTGGACGTTTTGCAAGTTTAAACAATGAGATATTTTTTTCTGCATCCTCTAACTTACAAATAAATCTAAATGAACCTGTACCACCTGATGCAGCCGTATTCAATGCTATTGGTAAACCTTCTTGTTCTGTTAATATAAAGTCACCGTTATTTGCACCATTAGCATCTGTTGCATCTAAATCTACAAACGAAGAAGAAGTTATTACTGGAGTAAGTGAAATATCTGCTGAAAAATCTTGTCCAGCATCTGCATCATCACCATGTACTGATCTAGTTTGATCAAAGTTTTTACTTAAAACTCTAACAACAGTTAAGTCAGCATTACCAGAGTTTTCTATAAGACCACCTGCTTCAGCTGAGTCAGATGAAATAAGTTTTTCTCCAACTTGGAAAGTTCCAAGAACATTTGTAAGAACAAGGTCAGCTCCTGATGTTTCTTCACCAAACACAAAACCACTAGCACCACTTATAGAACCCACAATTCTATTACCACCGTTTGAAGCAACAGAAATTAAAGTAGGACTTGGTGTTCCTGACATTTTAATTATAGTAAAAGGTCTAATATCAAAGAGAAACATTTTATAGATAGCATCAGGTTGACCAGCAGTACCCGAAAAATGTTGATATGTCCGAACTCTTGCAACACCAATTTTTGTTCCAGCTGCAGTGCCGGGCGTTACAATTGCTTCGTCATATAAAGATAACTGTTTAAATGGAGTTGATTCACCCGACACAAAGGACACATCTGGTGTTCCAAACATATTGTTGACTGTAACAAAGTTACCAACATCAAACGCTGTACTACTTGCATTGATTGTTTCAAAATTTCTTGATTTATTTAAGTCAATTATAGTTGGTGAGATTTTTTCAATTTCAAAACCTTTAACATAAGCTTTTCCAGAAGAAATTTGTAAAGCAAGTAATTCTTCAGAAGCAATGTTATTATCATCAGTAAGATTACCAGCAGAATATACACCTTTATAATCTACTGGACCAACACTTGAATCAATAGATTCTTTAACTTGGAATGAAAATGGTCTTACTGTGTAGTTACCAGATTCATCAAATGTTCTTCTTGCAAGAGTTTCTTCCAGAATAGAATATTCTGTATGTCTTGCATATTTTGTTATCTTTCCATTTTTAACTCTCATTAATTCAATGAAATTTAAATCAGATGTAGAAGAAGTCTCAAGACTAGTTAATGTTAAAGTAAATTTTAATCGGTGTGCGCCTTTGGCTGCAAAGTTAGATGAACCAGTTGCATTATCTAACAAACTTGTATCTGTTTCAGGCGTTACAATTGTTTCATCAACTTTTAAACCAATTCGAACAGAATCATTTCTAGAGTTATATTTGTTTATAATAATTGTCTGGTTTGCAACATTAACAAAATGACCTTTAACAAAATACACACCATCAGCAATCGTTGCAGCAGAAGCTTTACCAGAAACTGGACCTGTAGTTCCTGTTGCTAGTGTAGGAAGTGTAATATCTGTTTCTGAAACTCCAGTTGTTAAAGAGGTTTCATTAATAGCAAATGTTGTTGATCCATGAGTAACTATAACATCTGCACTAAGATTTTCATTAATAACAAACTTATAAAAACCAGCAGCATCTAAAGAAGTTTTATTTGACAAAATTTGATTGCCAGTTGAGTAACCACCGGCAGGGACAGCAGCAGGATTTGATCCAGATAAATTACTAGAAATATACTGTCCATAAAGTGTAACAGGATCAGTTGTAGTTGCTGCTACAGCGGCAATAACCAAGAACCTAATCCCAGTTGTTGCACCAGTTATAACAACTGGGTTTTCTGTATTTACATATTGAGTTACATCAATTGTCTCTCCAGCAAAAGTATTTTGAATTTTAATATAATCTATTGCCTGACTACCTCCCAAATAACTAGAAGCGCCAGGAATAACAACAGTTCCTTCCTTGAACATATGGCTAAACCCTTGTTCAATTTGGTTCTGAAGCACTGATTGAATTTGAGTTAATTCTCTTGCCTGAATAGCAAAGCCAGGACGAAATAAAGTTCTGACAAAGTTATCATCTTTGTCAAAATCATCATAATAAGGTGCAACGTTAAGGTCTGTATTCTGAGGCATATATTAAAACTCCACGATTACTTTAATGTCTTCGATCTGATCGGTAGACCTACTAATTGGTTTTCTATTTTCTAAATAAATTATATTACCACTATCTGGTTGGAGCTCAGGGTTTGCATAACCATCTGTGAAAGTAATAGTGTTTCCTCCAGTAAGAGTTACTGCACTATCAGCCGAAGCGTCTGGTGTTCCAACCGCACCAGAGGTTGCTCCTGTAACAACATTAGCACCACTGAATGCAACATATCCACCAGTTGTTCCATTGGTTCCATAATCACCAAATCTTTCTTGTGAATAGTATAAAATTGAATTTGAAGAATCCCATTCAACAACTTTACCAATTGCACCTGTAGTTGCTTGACTAATTTTTTCATCTCCATCAAATGTTCCAGCTTGTGATGTTAGTTTTAAAGCAAAAGTCATTCTTGCAGTTGAAATACTTGCAACTGAACTTGTGCCATATGCATAAGGATCAACTATAATTCCTAATTTACGAAAATCATTTTCTGTAGTAACATCATCACCTTCAGCAGCGGTCAATGTTGTTGACAACATTACATAATGTCCACCAAGTTCTGATGGAGCATCAAATCCATGACCACCTTTTGGTGAAGCAACAACAACAATTTCACCACCAGAACCACCAATGTTAGATGTCGTAGTTAATCCTACATCTGAAAAAGTGTAACCAGCTGCAAGATTTACAGTTCCAAAAGTATAACCAGAACCAGAAGCAGAAACAATTGTATCTGTACCAGCAGTAAGACCAAAATCTGCAATAGCATTATTTGCAACTGTAATTCGAACTATACCACCAGAGGCTGTTCCAGAAGATGCGCCATCGCCGTAGATTGCAGCATAGTAAGTTCCATTTGTATATCCCGAACCAGCTGTAATAATTAATGAATCAATTGAACCATCAACAGCTGCCGTGCTTACTGTTGAATCGGTAGATACTGGCATAAAATCTGCCGTTAGGAAGTTGTTGATTTGTCCTGCCGTAAGAGTGTACATATACTGTAGGACATAACCGCCTTGACTAAAGGGTGAAGTTGTAGTACTAGAAGGTTCCGTTCCACTATATGCTGCACCACTATTATTATCAAGAACTTTATATGCACGATAATCTGATGTTAAAAAATAAAATGTTGAGTCATAAAGGTTAGATGCCCCAGAAGTTGTAGTTACAGATGAACTATAGTCTGGGCGATACATATCATATACAGTACCATTCTCCCAATTTCTTCTTGGAACAACTCTTTGAATATTAGTTGAGGAGATATTTTTGGCAGCAAGCATATCATCCCATGAAAAAAATTCATCGGTTGGACCATCTACAGGAGTAGGTGGTGAAGCGTCTGAACCCCCACTCGTTCCAGATGTGAACGGTGTACTTTTACCTATAAAAAGGTAATAAACATTATTAGACGATTCAGTAAATGACTCCTCAAATTGAGAGGCGTTATGAAGTCTAAATTTTTCTGTAATAATAGCTGCCATTTTTTTTTCCTATTTTATCTATTTAGGACGCCGATCCGGCCCCGATAATTGTTTTAAGGGTAGAACCAGCTGAATCAACAATTAATAATGTTGATGAAGACTTCATCATATTACCTGTTAAGACGTTTGTTGCACCTGTTGTTAATACAGTTCCTGTTTCATCTCCAAAAGTGATTGTTCTATCTGCTGTTGGGTCTGTTACTGTAAGGGTTGTTTCATGAGCGTCAGGTGTTGCACCTTCAAATACAATAGATGCTCCAGTAGATGTGATCGTACCACAAGTTAAATTTCCTGATGTAAGTGTTCCTGTCGTTGTGAGGTCTTCGTTACCAAATGAAATTGCACCAGAACCGTCTGTAATAGAACCAGCTGCAACAGCCATAGTTCCAGCATTTAAAGTTGTACCATTTACAGTTGTAGTCGCAAGAGTCGTGAT